TTATATGCAAATGGTTTTGGAGTTGCCCTAACAACTCTTCCATTTTTAATTTCAAGATCTACTCCTTCAATTTCTCCCTCAACATCATTACCCGGATCTTCAATAATAATTTCTTCAATAAAGAGTGGCAATTCATCAATTTCTGCAGGATAATTTGCACCTTCACTTGTCACGACAACGGCAGTGATTTGACCAAAAGTCGGTGATGTTGGAACCTCATCAATAATTGCACGACCATATGCACCATAACCTTTATTACAACTATCCTGGAACGTTACAATAGGTGCTTCAGTATATCCAAGTCCAGGATCAGTCATTTTTACCCCGACGATACTTCCAAGTTTGAGAACGTCACCAACAGCATCTTCTGTGTCCACATTATCAATTATATTTCCAAGTAATACATTGCCTGCTCCACCAATACCATCACCACCAAAGAAACTTACGGTAGGAAGACCGCACTTAGTGACGTTTCCAAAATTGCAAGGTTCTAATGATGATGATTCTCCAAGTGGTGATCCAAAAATATTCCACTTACCATATGCTTTCTCAAAATCGTTTGATAAATTGGTAGCACCTTGTGATATTGCCGTTCCACTGAATACTGTGTTCCACATACTATCTTGATCCTCTTCACTCAAGTCCTTGAGTGGTCCTTGATCAATCTTAAGTTTACTTGTAGCAGGACAAATTTTTTCATCATCACAACTGAATAAATTTTGGACTTTTCTTGCTAAACTAATTCCTGTAAGAAGAAAATCTTTTACATTGAAATTGAAAATTCCACCAGTAAAAGAATTTAAGATGTTACTAATTGGTCCAATTAATGGTCCGGCAATTGAATCAACAATATTGACTAAGTTATTAGTGAAGGCACCGACAATTTCTTGTGCGGCACATGCTGTTCCACTCAGAACATTTTTTGCGGCAGCAGTCATAATGTCCGCAAAAGCATCTTTCGCACCCTTCATTACCTTTGTTGCGGCACAAAATAGACCATCAAACATGGTCTTAATCAAAGGGATCATTGGTGCTTCAACCGCAATAATCTGAGGTATTTGGAAAAGAAATGGCGGTGCTTGTAAAATTGTCTCTAAAAGTTTTATTGCTTGTGGTATTAGTTCTGCCAATTTATCCTGAAGACCACCTAGCATTGCATTAATAAATCCGTTGGCAGTATCACCAACTACATTCACAACATCTTTTATTTCATTTGAAAGATTTAATACTGCGGAGTCAATTCTTCCAATACGATCAAAAAAGTTTTCTGTATATGCTTCTATTTTTGCAAGAGTATTATCCTTACAAGGATCTGCCATGAAGACTGTTGTTCCAGTCGTTAATGATGCACAAGTAGCCATTTATATTACCTCCTTAATTCGTATTTATGAGATATCTAGAGCACCCTCAAGACCAGATCTATCTCCCTGTTGAGCTGCAGCAAGTTCGGTATCAAGTTGTGCTCCAATTGAATCATCTTGTTGTACTGTATTTGATGCTGGATCTGGATTGTTTTCTGGAGATACATCCGAGATAGCTTTTTCTTCGGCAACGAGTTTTTTTATTTCATCCTCTTTCAAATCAGTGCCAGAGTTAATGAGTTCATTACCTGGTGGTTTTTTAAGTTGACCTTTTGCATTTTCGGCATCACCTAAACCAAGTTCTTTAAATTTTTCTTCATTCTTTTTAGCAGGAACGGTCTTATCTTTATTAGTGCATTTGGGTGTTGTTTCAGGAGTTTCATGTCCTGCATTTTCACTAAATTCTTGTTTACTTCCAAACAAACCTTTTGCTTGAAGATCTCCAAAGTAACCAGATTTTGCATCAAATCTACCTGATCCATGCACTGTATCTTTAGATTTTGGAAGTATTCCAGTAATAATTGATATCCCCCTTTTCCCTCCATACTTCTGTATCATTACAGTGTCTCCCTGAGAAATTCTCATGGACCTGCGACGATTTGCTCCACCCGAACCATCACTATTTGAAGCCATTGCAATCGCATATTCAATATCAGCATCATCAATGTCAGATTCTTTTGAAGAGTAAGTATCAAAAATTGCAACTTTATATCTCCATCCCCAACCACCACCTTTTACTTGATCTTTTTGCTTTTCATAACCCACCACTGTTCCCATTAAGTGAATTGGTGGTTCGCTACTTAAGTTATTTTTCATTATCCTTTATTTTTTTGAGTATACGCTCCAAATGAATCACGCACAAGAGTCAAAGAGGTAAAAGATCTCTTTGAATCAAAATGATGGCATAAATCTAAAATTAAATAGTTTCCACTTTGATTTATATCAAAAGGATTTGCTTCTTTTTTGTCCGTAAGTTTTTCAAATTCACATTTTATTATATCACCGGCAAGTAGATTTAAGTTACATGGCACTGTTATATCTATAATTTGACTCATCAATAAATTATATCTCATTGCTGCCTTAGCAATATATTCTCTTGGATCATTATTTACAGATGTATCGATACCAGGAGACAGTAAACCAACATCCAATATGAATTGATTTGTCTTAGAAAAAGAATTATTTGATTTTACTGGTTTGTAATCAATATCTCCACCTAAACTAGTTTGTAACTCTTCGTTCTCAATTCTGAATATGATTTCAGAGAATTCCGCAGTGCGTGGATTGAAGAATATATTTCTAGATTCATAAACACCAGACTTCATTGCATTCACAATATTTTGATTTTTTCTGACTGAAAATGAAGCAATTTTGAAATTATTACTATCGTCCTCAGTTCCAGCTTTTAGTGCACCGGAATAACGATATGTCTCTTTTGGTTCTTGTTTGATTAGATTATCGATTGCCTTATATTTGAATCCCTCCCTTGTTTGATAAAAGAAAAATCCAGGATTTCCTCTAGGAAAAGTTGACTTTGATCCAAGTTCGATTATTAAGTCAAAAGGTGTATCATTTGCTCCAATAAAAGAATATGAATTTGCAGTTTTATCAAAATTTGATGACGTTTCGTCTATTGTTGTATTGAATGACTGCTGTAAAATCTTTTTTACATTATCCGTTATGTTACCATTATACTTTTTAGAGTCTGCAATATTATAATTTTCGAATCCTTCTTTAGAAATCAAACTCATCATTATAGATTCTCTCTGTGATTCTTGATTCAAATTGATAGCAGAATTATTCAGTAAAGTTCCTTCGAGTTCTCTTATCTTATACTTAATTTCTTCACCACCTGTAATTGGTAAGGTATTATAAATTGAACCCTCCGCATTTCTTTTCTCATCCGTAAGAGAAAAACCACTATCAACGAAGGATAAAGTTGCAGTTACGTTTGGAGATAATAAACTCTCAAAGTAATTGAATTCAACAGTTTTTCCTGCAAGATTGACTTCTTTGCCATTCTTTGTAATAGTTAGTTTTTCGTAAGTTGAACTACTTGCTTTATTTGCCATTATCCTACAATTACTTTTTGTTTTGCTATAATGATAGTCTGTCCACCCTCTTCATCCGTTGATTGATTTATCGTAGATATCTGATTAGATTTTGTTCTATTTTCTGGATTTGATAGTGAAGCTCTGACATCTCCTGAACCCTGTGTATTTGTTGATAAATTCGCTTTAGTCATTTTACTAGCACCTCTTCCGGAACCCAATCTAATTCCAGCAAACCATGATGTTCCACCAGAAGAATGCCAATGTCTACGATAATGAAAACCATTAGTTGTGTTATGATCAAATTGATGCTTCAAACCATCATCAGCAGCAATGCCAACGTGAGTAATAGCACCTTTATTTAATATTCCACCAAGGTCTCTATCTGCTCTCCAGAGTATAATATCTCCTGCTTTAATATTAGATTTAGTTTTTATAACCTGACCCATGTCAGTTCCACCAAATGAAGCCGCAAATGATGGTGCGTTATATGCGATACCCTGTGGTGTATCTAAGTCACCTAGCTGAGTTCTGACACTTGCCATCGGATGACCTGCTTTTCTCAATGCTGCTCTCGTAGTATTTGCACATTGATCTGCAGTTCCCTTTCCCATTCCAATTATTTGTCTCGCACCCTCTAATATTCCACCTGATAGAGGAACGGGAGCATCTTCTCTACCATCACCGATACCAGATATGTCAGTTGCTCCACCTCCACCAGAACCAGTGGATCCACTTTCATATCTTTTTCTTTCTGCACTAGTAAAGGGTTTTTCTGTAAACCTACCAGTCTCTGTATCTAGAACACCTTCCTTTCCACCTTGCTTTGCAAGAGTCTTTTTTTTACCACCAACTTTGCCACGAATTAAATCAATTGCTGGTTTTAAACTTTTTATAAAACCTTCAAAAGGTCCTGCTTTTTTCGCAATTTGATCAATCAATCCACCTTCACCACTTATCTGACTTAAACTATCATCCACTCTTTTTTTATCAACATCATATTTCTTAGTATCAAAGTCACCTTGAAAAAATCCTATTATTAGGCTAAAAGCACTTTGAATAGGAGTAACAAAATCAACAATAGAATCTATAACACCTTTTACCGTTTTTAATATTTGTGGAAGAGAATTAACTAATACTCCGGTTAGTATGAATGAACCAAATCCAAGAATTTTATCAAAAATACTTCCACCAGTCGATGCTATTGCGTTTCCTACATCTCCCAAACCATAATTTTTTTCAGGTTTCTTCTCTAATTGTTTCTCCTCCATTTCCTGCTGTTTTCTCTTCTCTTGTCTTGAGATTAGAGCAGAATTTTTTTTCTTCAATCCAATATAAGTATTATTAGAGTCCTTGAGAAAACTACTAATCTTAGTTACATTTATTTTTAGTTGTTTTGCTTGTGTTCCTTCCATATTTTACACAGATATTCCATACATTTCTGGTGTTTTACTTCTCCATATATCAGCGACATTTGTCGAAGGTATTTTTGGAATAGGTGGTTCTGCTGGTCTTGCCGGAGGTGATTTTTCACTATTTAGCATTTGAGGCGGCAAATCCATAGTTACAATATTAGTTTTTTTAGTTTTATTTGGGGTTATATTTCTAAGTAAATTTTTTGTTTTTGGATTGCTAATAATACTTCCACCCTTTTCAAATACTCTGAGTTCCGGTCCTTCTTCACCTACAAGATAAGGTGTTCCTGGTGCTACTGGACCACCTTTTGCTCTTGCTTCAATATTTAATGGAACTATTTCAGTTATTCTTCTTGCATAATCTGATTTTATTTCTTTTTCTGCCTCACTTCTAGATGACTGTGTTGCTTGTATTGCACTATCAGATGAACTCATTGATAGACCTGCTTGCTCATCAATCTCAAGATTTTTTTTCTGTATATCTGCTCTCATATCATCTCTCATACTATTAAGTTGTTTTCTCTTTGATAAAACATCTGCTGCAAGTTTTTTCTCTTCCTCAGTCATTTCAACTTCTTTTCTTCCCATTCCAAGGAATCCACCTTCTCTTTTTTTACCATCTTGATCAAGTCCAGCATCTTTTAATTTTTGATCAAGTACATCATGAGCGGCACTAAATTCAGATCCACCCGTAGTAGCATTCCTTATACCTTTAAATATTGCCTCTCCACCCTTGTAAAGTAATACTCCTGCCCCAATTGCAAGCATTGCCTTGAGAAAAATTGGATTCAAGAGTAATCCCAAAAGTAATGGCACTGCTTTTGCAAATAATCCAACAATTGCTCCTATAGGACCTAGTATTCCACTAATAGTACCAATAAGTGGCAATAAAGCAATTGCACCAACCGCAGCTGCTGTCCATTGCCAATTTTCCTTAATCCAATCGAACCATCCCATTAATGTCTTTTTGTTTCCCTCATCAGATAACCAATTAAATACAGTGTTGACAGCAACTCCTGCTCCGATTAATGTAATAAATTCTAAAATTTTATCAAACGCACTTTCTACAGGAGCAAGAACGGCAGATGCTCCAGATTTAACAATACTACCTATCTTTTTGACACTTTCTAGTGAACCTTCTTTAAGAGCAAATTTTCTTTTAGATTTTTCTTCCTTTATTGTTTTATTTTTTTCCTTTTCATCAGCAATTCTCGTCGAAAAATCCAAAGCAAGTTGCTTTTGAATGTCTACAAGAATTTTATTTGTCTCTGATAATGTATTCTCTATTGATGATTGCGATTCTAATACAGGAGAACTTGATACTCTCCTATTTCCGAAATTTATTCTATTTACTCTTAATTTTGGAGTAGCCTTAGAAATTTTTGATGCACCAGAAGACAAAGGAGAGGATATATTTCCCTTCCCTATTTTTGGTGCCGTAAAGTTTTGACTACTAAATGCCATTCTGTTGTTGTGCCTTTAGGTTTTCTTCTTCAATATATTGTTCAAGAAGAGCAAGATAAATTTCTTTCTCCCACGGAATCATATTTTCTATCTCTGTTAATGAATATTTATGATGCTGAATCAAGGCAAAATTAATCTTATAGTATGACTCAAGATTCGTATGAGCCATACCTAACTGAAAAAACTTGCCAACCCTTCAAGAACAACTTCAGACTCAACACCAGTCTCTGGATTCTTTACAGAAATTGTATGAGATAGTTTTGGCATTGTGACAAAGAAAGATTCAATCTGCTTGAATTGTTTACTATTCAGTTGATCTACAAAGTCAGTCAATTCTTTTTTGGAGCAATCAGAAGCATTCCAACTCTCTTCCTTATCATAAACCATATCAATACATGAAGTAATCATATTCAGTGATTGATTAACATCACTGATTTCTCCACTTACCTCAAAGTTATTATCAATAAATTGATCAAACGAAGGATACCTCAATTTCATTGAATATGTATCATCTAACTTAATAATATTTTTGTGATCTTTATTCTTCTTAACTTTGATTGAGTCAATCTCGATTTCTACCCCAACTGTTGTTTCATTATCATCAGGACAGGTGATATTTACTTCTACAGTTTCTCCGACAGATTTTGAACGGACATTCAAGAAAAGATATTCAATGTCAAAAGTTGCGAGGTTTTGAACCTTAACTCCTCTTGTTATAATACAATCATTGAGAATCTGAACAATACCATTGGAAATTTGTTTTGCATCTTCAGATTCTAATGCCATCAATAGAATTTTTTCTTCCTTAACCAAGAAAGGACGATACTTTATTTTCTTTCCAGTTGATGGTAATTCCAACTCATAAATTGGAGTATTTATTTTTGGTAAAGGCATTTTAAAAAATACAATTCAGTTTAAGTTATTTATTGTGGAATTCAGACTTTTACAACGTATCTATCATAGTTAAATGATACATTTACTTTTAGCAAATCAGCAGCACCATATGAAACAGGTATTGATGTCATCGATTTTGGAAAGGTATTATAAAACTGATAAGTTATTTTTCTGTTTGGATTTACTTCAATATCTTTTTCAAATTTTGTAATGTGCATCGTATCACACTTGTAAGTATCAGGATATTGAAATCTTCTATAATAATTACGAGTATTTGGATTATCAGTGCCAGCAGATGAAATAAAATCCATCCATCCTTCAAACACTTTCAAGTTATTATAATCATTATCAACATAAAAAGTAAAATCAATATCAGTATATAATCTCGTATGTGCAAATTCTTGGGGGATACCCATGAAGTCACCCTTTACTTCGGCAGTTGCAAAAGAAGTTGTGGGAAGAGATGCTTCAGAACATAAAAGACCTGTTTTTCTACAAATAAAATTTGCTGCATCAGGAACGTTAAATTTTCTTATATGTTTCAATACAGAATCATTTAAGGTTGAAAAACTTACTTCGTATTGATTTGATAATGCTATTCTACCGAATATTTCTTGAGCATTCCTCATAGGAATAGCTTTTGGTCTCGGACTTGCCACTCTAAATACCTATACGACTACTTTATTATTAGTTATTTAGATGTCATATAAGGGAAAATATCAACCATCTTATCCTAAGAAATATAAGGGTGACCCTACAAACATTGTATACCGTTCTCTATGGGAACGCAAGTTTATGGTCTATTGTGATAAGAATGAAAATATTTTAGAATGGGGTAGTGAAGAAGTTATTGTACCATATCGTTCACCCATTGATAACAGATACCATAGATACTTCCCAGACTTTTACATTAAGGTCAAAGAATCAAACGGTAAGATCAAAAAAATGATCATTGAGATCAAACCATATAAGCAGTGTATAGAACCAAAGGTTAAAACAAAAAAGACCAAAGGTTACGTCTACGAAGTTATGGAATATGCCAAGAATCAGGCAAAGTGGGGTGCTGCTAAGGAGTGGTGTTTAGATCGTGGTTATGAGTTCAAGGTTCTTACAGAAAATGAGTTAGGTATCAAATGACATTCTCACGTCCGACAGATGATCAAGAGAATCGTGTGCGTGGTGTAATTGATGATCTTATCGGAGTAGAAACTCCCGATGATATTATGGAGAACTTGATAGGAGTTTTATCTGAGGGTTCTAAGATTCCCACGGCAGGTAACTATTATACTTTCTTTTATAGTGCCAAGACAACAGGAACACAATATGACGAACATCCTCTCGTGGCAGTGACAGATGTATTCTCTTGGGGATTCCGTGGAATCAACTTTCACTGGGGTGACAGAAGACAATATGATTACAATCAAATCGTTGGTGGACTCTATGAAATCTATCCAGAAGAGATGAATGATGTCATAGAACTCGGTTTTGCCAAAGTTCGCTCTAAATAGTTAGAAAAAAGATAGATGCCAAACGTATATCGATATCCAAATCAA